TTATACACCGAGTCCTCTGGGTATATAGAGGAAAACCAAAAATTTTGGGAGACTTAATTCTTGAACAACAAAACTATCAACGTCACTATCTACGAAGAAAAATTCCCTGCTGATGATAGTCCACTAGCCACTGTACGGTACACAGAATATGACCTCACAAGAAAGAGAGTTGAAAAAGTAAATCAAGTTGCGTATTTTGATAAAGAACATTTCCATAGTCAAGTCTTACAGGCAGTTCGTTATGGGCTTGATGTTTCAATATGCACACAGCTTAGTGTTAAAACTTTACAAAAGAAACTAGACCTCTGGACAAGATAGTACTACACTACTACAATATTAAAACTAGCATATCCATATATGGAATTTAAAGAAGAGGAAGTAGTAACTAAAAAATCTACTATTGATGTTCAATCGGGCGAGGTACACAAAGTTATCGAAAAAGATAATACTGTAAGTGTTGTATTCCAAGAAGAGAAAAATGATGTACTTATTAAATGTGTTTTAAATCTCACTAAAGATCAGCTTGCACATATTAATAGAGAACATAATATAAAACCTTTAGCTAAAGAACAATTACAGGCAATACACGCAAAAAATGATGCAGCAGAAATAAAAGAAGCTGCGTTAGTTCCTGCTGACCCTGTAGTAGAGATTACAATTCCAGCTAAACTAAATGCACCAGTAAAACACTTGCCAACAGAGAGTTATCCTCCTTTAAATTGGAAAGATAAAACCCCAGAAAGAGAAGCTAAAATATATCGTTCCAAGATAGATCCTGACAAAATAACTTATCTTTTAAACTACATATTTAGATGGCATAAGAAGAATAAATATCATAGAGCAAAGAAAGATAAAAACCATAATTTAGCTCATTTCCTGAAAACATATTTACCAAATAATAATGGTATGGATTTTCAGACTGCTAGACGCATTTATCTTGCACAGACTTATAAGGAGATAACTGAAGCATATAGGCCACAGTGGGTCTCATTAGTCCAAGAGTTAGATCGTAACGGTTATCATAACGAAGTTCCCGATTACATACGAAAGCATTACAGCAGTTGACAAATGTGCTACAGTAATAGAGCACATATTTATAGGTTCTTCCATGACCTCAACAATTACTAAACAAGAATATTCTGTTTACTACGGAATATCAGAATTAAAAAGATTGCAGACAGCACACAGTCTTGCGTTTGATACAGAAACACTACAGCTACAACCAGAAGAAGGTAAGCTCCGACTAATTCAGTTGGGGTGTTTTTCTTCTCGAACCATAGTTGTTATAGATTGCTTCGAGTTAGAACGTAGCGATTGGAATTATTTAGAAGAGTTTTTCAGTAGTCAAAATAGATACTGGTTAGCACATAACGCAGTGTTCGATCTTGGTTGGTTACAGGCACATGACATACATCTCAATGGTTTTGTTAGGTGTAGCATGATAGCCAGCAGATTACTAACTAACGGAATACCACAAACTAAGCATGGTCTTGATGCACTAGCTAAGAGACAGCTAAATATGGATATATCCAAAGAACAACAAAAATCTAATTGGGGTGCTGAAACACTATCTAAAGAGCAGTTAATATACGCTGCAAAAGATATAGAAGTTTTATTAGAGTTAGATCAAGTATTGGACCAGAAGCTTAGAAATGCTCATTTACATAGAGCATATACCCTGGAGTGCAGAGCTTTACCTGCTATGGCCCAGATGTGGAGAGTTGGGCTACCTTGGAATAGAGAAGAGTTAGAACAATGTCGAATTGATTATGAAGATGACATTAAAGAACTTGGTAATGAATTTATCAGAGAACTTGATAATGACCTACCACCTGGAAAAAAGTTACCTAGAAATGAAGATGGCTCGTTTAACCTTCGTGCGAAAGACCAAGGTTCAATCAGACTAGGTACTAAGAAGTATGCAGGGTTCAACATTAAAAGCTCTAAACAATTATTAGAGAAACTTGAATTAGTTCTTGGTTATACACCAGTGAACAATGATGGCAAACCTAGTGTTGCCAAAGATGCTTTGAAAAATTGTGCTGCTGATTCTCCTACGATCCAGACACTTATGACTTGGAAACGTAGAGAAAAACGTAGGCAGATGATAGAAAGCATACAGGATAAGATGTCAGATGATGGATTTGTTAGAGCATCTTATATGCAGCTTGGGGCAGATACAGGAAGAATGTCCAGTATCAAACCAAACAACCAGCAGATACCAAGAGATTCAGAGTTCAGACAGTGTGTACAAGCTCCTAAAGGTTGGAAGATAGTTGATGCTGACTTTTCACAGATGGAGTTACGTCTTGCTGCTGCATTAGCTAAAGATAAGAACATGACTGCTGCTTTTCAGCGTGGCGAAGATTTACATGACTATACGGCTGCACAAATGGGTTGCGATAGACAGATTGCTAAATCCGCTAACTTTGGTCTGCTGTATGGTGCTGGTGCTGAAGGTCTACGAAAGTATGCTGGAAGTAGTGGTGTAATTATGTCTCCAGATGAAGCTGTAGAAATTCGTGACAACTGGCTAAATACATATAGTGGTATTCGAGATTGGCAGAAGGAAATGAACTATCTTTCACGATCCACGGAAGATGATGAATGGCCTGAGACTAGAGTTCCAGTATCTAATATGCGTAGATTCTTGAAAGGCGATCTTAATAGAACTACTGTTAGATGTAATACACCGATACAGGGTGCTGGTGCTGCCATACTAAAGTGTGCGTTAGGAAACTTATGGACACAAGTTAAAGAAGCTGGCGAAGATAAAGTAAGGATTGCAGCAGCCGTACACGATGAATTGATACTTCTTGTTAAAGAAGATATTGCTGAAGAGTGGGCTGAGATTCTTAAAACTACAATGGAAAAAGCTGAAGCAAAGTGGTTGGGTAATGTTCCTGCACTAGCTGAAGTATCTATTGGTGATAGATGGAGCGAGGTGCATTAATGACAGAAAAGCAGTATCACCAAGCACTAGCCAATTTGTCTGACAGATATTTGTTTGAAAATATGACAAACAGAGAATATGTAAAGCAAAGAGAGGCTATTGAAACCAACTACTTAAAAACAATTTACAAGAAATAACTATGATTGGGATTTGCAAAAATGAACACGGGTGGTATATCTCCAAGCACAATAAACAGCTTGGAGTAAAATACTACAAGACTCTTACGGAGGTTATGCCTGTTGCTTATGCAGAAGAATATAAGAGTAGACCTGATGAAGGATCTCTACAAAGAGATCCCGAAGGCGACTACCAAAGATCTGGCTAGTATCATTGATTTTTTAAAAAGAGCTAGAGAAGTTAGAACTGGCAAAACTCAAAAAAGGAGAGATGCCAGAAAAAAGTATGTGGAAAAGCAACTTGATAAAGCCGATTTGCCGTTTTGGTGGTAAAGTAGTACAAGAACAACATTGTAAATGGCTCTCAAACACGGAAACAAAAGTTATTATCAAGTGCTGATCGACCCAAATAGAGCAGAACTAATAGAAAAAGCTGCTGATAAAGAGGGTATGCGTGGCACTGCATGGGTTAGAAAAGTAGCTTATGAGGCTTTACAACGTGAATTTCCTAGTTCAGAATATAAAATTGCAGAAGCCAAAGATGAGTTGATGTGGAGAGAATCTGTACAAAGGCGAATCGAAGGAAGAAAGCAGAAAAACTAAATTAACTAAAATGAAAAGAATATCTTGGGTCGCTTGTCCTAAGTGTCAGGAATATACTGACCAAAAAGTAAGAAGGTCTGATCGAAACTCAAAACACGTTATTGTTCGTAGAAGGCAGTGTTTTAAATGTAAGCATATTTGGCACACGATCCAGTACCCAGAAATGACAGTAGATGATATGAAGGCTCGTTATGTGTTGTGTGACTAACCTATATTAAAAAACTTTTTTAAGATTTCTTTTGTCGTTTTAGGGTATAAATTTTTTGGTCTTTCTTTTCTCATTTCTTTTACAACACGATCAGCTTCTAGTTCTATAAGTCTATTTAGTAACGAAGCCATAAAAATATCTTGGTCAAATTTTTTCCTGACCATGTGAGTGCAGTATCTTTTTATATTATCTAAATTATTACTTTTCATAATCTCTCTACACTGCATTTCAATTTCTAGTTCCAACTCTGGTGGTGCTGGCTCTATATCAATGTTGAGAAATTTGGTAACTTTCATTTTATTGAAGAGATGTGGTAGATCCTGGAAACATTCTGGCTTCTATAAAAGCAACTGCTTGATCATCTATTGTATTGTCTGTTTGCTTGGCTATTGCTTTTAACAGATCCACTATCAATCTCTTCATTGCTTTTGATTTGATAAAGACTAAAAGAATAGGTTTGAAGATTTTTACCATCGTTTTTATGTGTTACTTCCCAAACATAGCTAACTTGCTACTATATAACAAGAGATATTACACTCCATGGCTGAAGAGAAAAAAGGTATGATGGATAAGATAAAAGAAAAGTTTGAAGATAAAGAAGAGCAATTTGAATATATCTCAGTTGCAGTTAGGCTTTTGGTAGTTTTTTGGAGTGGCCTTCTCGTTACGAGTAACTACTTGCCTAAGATCCCAGGTATTACTACAGGAGAGAAGCAGGATATAACTTTTCCTGCAAGTCTCCTAGCTACTGCACTTTCCAGTTTCGGATTAGAGCAAGCTAAAAAAGGTAATAAGAAAGACGACAAGGTTGCCACAGAAAATGGTATGGTTCAGACTATAAGGGTAATAACACCTATCAAAATAGAAGGTGCTGAAGTAATCGACCCAAAACCTAAAAAATGAAAAAACTACTTCCATTTCTATTTCTTGTATCCGCACCAGCTTATGCGGACATGAATCATTCAATATCTTCGAGCGTTAAATTTGAATCTTTATCGGCTGCAAGTACAGCAGATAAAATTGGTTCGTCATATAGCATAAGCGGAAATAATGTTACAACTGTAGATTCCAATTCAGCAGCTACAGTAGGTGGTTTTGGTTCTACTACAAACGGAGTTCCATCAGTAACTTTTCCTTCTGCAGCCCAAGCAACTAGCGGAGAAGCTTTTAGTTTTGCTCAATCTTATGTGGAAGGAGATGCTACGCCAGGTAGTGCAGTTACAGTAGGTACTGTGCCAAATTTTTCGGACCTTACAAGCACAAGTGCTGGAAGCGTAGGCACGGCTGCGGTTGCGATAGACAATCATACGATTACGATGACACCAGGAACGGGAACAGGTATCGTAATAACAGGTCAGTTTGTCGTTGATCTTACTATCGAATGAGGAGGCTACTTCTTCTTGGCTTTGTTATATCTGCTCCTTGT